TTGTCCACAATGAAGCCGTTGCTGGTGTTCACGCCAGCGCTGCCACCAATGAAGCATTGATGCTTTGCATGAATCCACACATCTTGGCGCACGTTGTCTGGTGATACCAATTGCTGAACGGTCGTGCTCATTGTTACTTGCTTACTCGATACTGCCATGGCTTACTTCTTTCTCTGGCGAGTGGTGACGTGGAAGGTTGAAGCGCCGAAAGTCGGTGTGATGGTCTTTGCTTAGCCAATATCGGCGCTCATGTGCTAACTGTACTCCGGTGTGAGCAAAGATCTTGAAACCGAATCCTTTGGCTCTAAGGCTGAATAACAGATCCTCACCGACCCATTGGCCGTGAAGTGGCATATCTTGGAAGAAGCCCCACTTGCCTTGCTGATGAACCGGGTCTGATTCAGTCCTGAACTTCTCGATGACTGACCTATGCACGAGCAGGCACCCGGTACCAGCCGCATCGATCTCGATGACCTCATCCTCCGGGTAGTCATGCACCGAGTACAGACCCCCATTCTCATTCGTGCGGAAGATGCAAGGAACCGGCTCCGGGTAGATGGCTCCTTCGACTTCCCATGCCCCATGCACAACCCCAGACAGGATAGGCACGGTCTTACGATCTGCCGCTTTGACGAGCTTCTGAAAGCCCTCGATGGTCAGCATCTCATCGGTATCGATCATGAGCAACCAATCGTCCTTGGTCTTATCCAAGAAGGTTGAGCAGATCTGATTGCGAAGCCGTGAGATAACCCCTGATCCTTGAAGGCTGATGAACTGACCTAATTGGCGCTGAGATCGGGCAATATCCAGAATCGACGTCATGAAGTTCGTCGAAACGTGTCCCGGTGAGCAGATGCCTATGGTGATCTTCTCGCTGTCGTACATATCCGTCCCCTAGTGGTAGTTGTTTCTCTTGAAGAATTTGAGAGCTTTGCAGGGAGTACCGTAGCGACTTTCGATGTAGCGGATACCCCACTCGACTTGCTGGAACCCATCGGCGGTGGCCAGCCACCTGGATCTGCCCTGAGGGATGCCGTGGTGCGATCCATTCTTTGCCTTGGGATTCCACCGACTTTCCTTCTCATAAAGACGCACCAAGCAATCAAATTGATTGAAGTCTTTGAGGATGTTGTGAGCGTGGAGCTTGTAATTCATTTCATGGTACTTCCACGCTTGGGCTGTAAATGGCAATTGAAACGCTGAAATGAAGGCGAAGCCGACAATGAATAGAGCTCGCCCAATAGATCGATGTCGCTGTCTCCGAGTGTCTTTCAGCTCGGAGAGCGTCTCGATCGTAGTCGGCTTGTCAAGTCGAAAAAGAAAACCGCAGGTCAGAAGGCTAATGGCTACTCCTTGGGATAACAGCTTTCGCAAAGGTCGCGGTCATAAATCCAGACCCCACAACCTTTGCAGCGCTTGACGAGTCTATCTTTCGGTTGTTGTTGATCCATAACCGCTTGCTTTCAATAGGTAAATAAGATCGTCGAAACGAAGAAAGCAAAGGAAATTGCCCACAGACATTTCCCCTTGTCCCTCCAGCCTCATAACGGCCACTCCCATTCCTGTTTCTTTCGATCTCGCTTCAAGCTGTTTGACTGTTCCCGACGGATCGAACGCCCGACGAGCCTTGACTTCCACATCCAAGCCATCGATGCCACGTATATCACTACCAGCAGCCGAAGCAGAGCCAGCATGAGCAGATAGCCAGCCGTTGTCAATGAAGTATTGCGCCACAAGCATTTCCGTCTCACGGCCGCGCCTTCGTCGATGTTGAGTCATTGTCAGAGCCTATCGGTAGCCTTTGGCTGCACATTCTTCACAGATCCAAATTTGGTCAGATAAAAGATTCTTGCCTCGGTTTTGATCGTTTGGCTTATTGCAGATATCGCAGATACTCCATACGAATTCCTCGGCTTCTCCGTCTCTCGGAAAGCTGACACCTGATCGATCCGGAAAGAAGATATGTAGTTCGCCCATTATTGCCTCCTTGGTATTTCCCACAGTCCCATGTTGTTTTGAACCCACCACAGAGCGCCATCACGCAGAGGACGCCCATCGGTAGTTGTCTGGCACTTGTCGCTCTTATTCTTGCCAGCACACATGCTTCCCTTGTACGGCTTTCCGGCCTTAGAAGTGCCTTCCCGGACAAGCATCAAGCCATGGCTGCACTTGAGCTCGTCCGAGATAGGCGTAGCGCCTAGAGATTCTGTGAGATAAGTGACGGTCTCTTCCCACAGCGGCGCTTCTGGCTCATTCTTAGCTGTCACAACTTCATCCTCTTCGATCGCGGCAAAGGTGGATGGAAGTCCCGGATCTGTGACGGCTGATGAGCGTGGTGGATTCCAAGGATGTTTGACTTTATGGCCGGAATCACCCTTGACTTGGATCATCGATTCTTTGGTAGCGGTCTTAGCGGAGCCTTTGAGAATGATGAGAGCTCTTGCTATGGCTGACGTGGTCGTATCTTCGAAGAACCATCGCTGCATCTTTGCCGGATAGTCGGAGGCTTTGCCTCTTGCGAAGTTCGTCGATGCTGACAACGTATCGACCGCGTCACGATAAATCTCTGCCCGGATCACAACTTCTTGATCCTTGGCATCGAAGTATTCGACCCTTGTTTCTACCCGACCAGCCGGAAAGTTATCAATAAACCACCGGTTCAAAGTTGCTGCATCTTCGTAATCATCAAGGTTCCAAGCCACTTATGTTCACCTTTCCGTGAGCGTATTCCTGCATTTCTTTGAACGTCCAGACCGTTCCATCGACCCATGTTTGGATTTGATTGGAGCAAGGCTGACAGTACGCCCGGCGAAGCCCCTTATTGATTTTCTCCGAGACGGTAATCCACACCGCCGGAGTCTGTCCTCGAAGGCTATTAGTTCCCCATCGTTGCTTGCAGATGTCACACCAGATGCGCTTGTCGGTATTACGAAAGATCGCCATAGTCTCGTGTTTCACTTGTAGTTCCGCTAAGTTCTCCTGCAATCGCCAAGTAGCAGACCGCGTCCAGATCGTTATCAAGATGATCTGGTGACTCCATGCTTCGACAGATCTTGGCGAGCGCGAATAAGCGTGCCACTTGATCCGAAGTGATGTCCTTATCGAGATACGCTGACCACGTTCTGGCAATTCTCGCCAAGTTGTCGGCATAGTGACCGTAGAGAGCTCCACGTCTGAAGATAGTCTCATGAGCGAGTTCCAGAATATCGCCGCTCCGGATGCCTTTGCCCGAATCCTTTGCCATCTTTCCATCCTTTCCAATACCAATGTTCGCTAATTGCTGTATATGCAAGCCCCAAGGCTACGATAGAAACAAGCGCGATGATGTAATAGATCGCTAACGGATCGAAGCTCATCGATGTCATCTCATGCCCCTTTCTTGACAAATTGCATGGGAACCGCTACCGGATCACGATCATCGATAACACGGTAAGGCTTGCCATTAGGGTGAAGGCTAGGAGCTGCCACGACATAACCGCGGTGCTTGACATCGACGCCTTGCCAGAGGGTTCCTGGGAATCGCATGGAAGGGTGAGCCTTGTAATACAGATGCAGACCGTCACCGGTTTCGACGGTGTAGGTTGCTGGTAGAAGTTCGTTGATTGCACCGCCGTTACGGTAATCGATGTCTATGACAACAAGATTCGATGCGATGCAAGAGATCCCCAGATTGGCTGTCGGATCCTGATAAAACCAACGCGTAGCCTTGTAGAGATCCAAAGTCGCATCCAGATAGGCACGACGGATGAGGTTGTGATTAGGCTCCTTAGATCGAGCCTTGAGTGGCATGACTGCCCATCCACGATCGATGTAATCCTGTGCAGCTCCGATGATCTCTTCGGTCGCTGAAATAACAGCGGTCATGCTGCCACGACCTGACGAAGTTGAGCCATAGCGTCCATCGCTCGGTTGAATGGCTCTTTGATAAAGAGCGTGTTGTAGTTGTCATCCTCATTCTTCTTGAGGACTACCCAAACGCTTCCACCGGTGTTGAGGATTGTGAAGCGCTCATCGTTTGAGATGTAACGATTCTGATTGATCTTGATAAATCCGAACTTGTTGCCGTTCATTTCTTGCCCCTTTCGGAGAAGCGCCCTGCTTCCCACATGCAGAAAGTAACACTTTCTGACCCTTTGGCAAGGATTTGAGGCACTTTTTTTGATTTTTTTGCAAGAAATATCTGAACTAAGGGTTGAGGGTTTGACTCTAAGCGTAATACCCGTATAAAAGCCCTAGAAGGGCTCTAGGAGCCTCGTAGGGTCGTTCTAGGGTGATTGTATCTACCAAACCGTAAAAAGGGCTCTAATCGCCTTATACGGCTTATCTAGGGTATCTCTTGCCCTCGACTACGAAGGTGCCGTCACGCTCGATTGGTACTGCCACGGGTATGACACGCTTGCGGTCGATGTAGATGATCCCGAAGCCTTTGCTCCAATTGAAGGTGCCTTTGGTATAGAGAGCGGCTTCCTCCCTCATGAGATGCCCGACTTCCAATCCGAAGAGCTTTGAGGTAATTTCCCCTCCGCTGGCGGTCGTATGCCATGTCACGCCCAGACGATGCGTGTGACCACAGACGATGGAGAGCCCATGGCGCTTACTTGCCTCGAGCGCCGTGGCGCCTCCTTGATGCTTGATCGGTTGTTCATCGCCATGCACCATGGCAGCTGATTCGTGGAATCGATAAGGCTTTCGATGATAGGTAATACCGAGCTCTTTGAGCCCCATAAAATTCTCGTATTCGAGTTCGGGCAGGCCTATAAGGCCGGGCAGGCGAAGGCTGAGAGCCTTGTAGAGACGGTCGGTGTGATTCGATCGGCTGAGATGCTTGACCTTGAGCATGTGCAGAATTTCCCGGGTTCGATCCCGGTCTTTGCCGATGGTCTGGCTCCACTCGTCTTTGCCTGAACTCCACCGGCTGATGGTCTGAAAGTCGATCTCATCACCTACGCATAGGACATCGTCCGGCTTCCAGCGCTGAATGAAGTTAGCGACGTTGCGGATCGCCTTGAAATCCTCATAAGGCGTCTGGATGTCGCTTATGACAACGATGCGCCTAATAGTCTAGCTCGTCATCGTCGTGGTCATCTTCCGGTGGCTGAGGCAGCCAATCGGGAAGCCGTGTCTTGGCTTCGATGTACCAGATGGCATCGGTGGGCTTCATGCCTTGACGGATGAGTGCTTCATAGGCCTCGGTTACTTGAAGCGCCCAGACATCGATGGGACGCAAAGGCTCGCGCTTATCTTGCTTTGCGATGCGTTCCTTGTATCGACGCGTTGATGCTTTCTGCGCCTTAGTCTTGCGTTGCGCCATCACTCACCCTTCGATCTAGGTTATGAGTGTCCCATGCCGTGCCTAATTCTACCGGTATTTCGGACAACGTGTCAGAAAGCCCGGAGAGTAATCCGCTCCTGCTTCTTGTGTGGCAGGGAGTAGAGACGGCAAATCATGGCCATGCGCACGACCCAATTATCTTGATCCACGACCAGCTGCTTTGCCCTAATGAGATCCTTCTGGCTTCGCTCGGCCACGTCGGAATCAATGAGTTCAAGGATCTGATTGCGCGATCGCTTGTAGTCGTAGATGTTGATCGAGGAAAGCATCCATTCGTTGTAATAATCGTGGATGTTCGGTGCTCCGTGATAGATGGGATAGGCAAGGCCAAGGAAAGAGTCATAGAGCTTCTCAGAGACAATATCCCGGCCAAAGCGATTCTCAATCGCTAGGTGATAGCGATAGGGAGCAATCCCATCGAACTTATCCGGCAAAGGATTGATGCCATTGCCGTACCAATGCAAACGGTCTTTGAGATCTTCTTTGAGTCGAGTTACGAATTTCAACCTGGCGTAATGCTCTGGCGTGAAAGCCTTGGCTGAACAGATGACCGATAGATCATGAGGCTTATCAAACGATGTCACATCTCGGAAATAGTTACGACCACGAAGGTTGTCCCAATAGGTCGATGATCCATGATTGGCGTTCATCATCCATGGATTGAACGGACGTGTGAAGTGTGTACGTTCATCGAAGATATCGTGGCAGGTAAATAACTTGGCGAATTGACTCAAGTATCTCTGGCCACGTTCATCATCGAATCTGCCTATCGGATAACAGATCTCGGCGGTCATGAAGAAGATATTGGCTGGATCAATGATCGCGCTATGACCATCCACGCCATCATCAAAGACAAGCCAGACATCGGGTTCATCAAAGTCTGAATTCACGTAGGATTGGACGCCATCAATAAAGTTATCAAGGCTTCCGGTGTATTCTTGCAAAGAAAGATTGTTTGGTAGTCCCGGAATCGTGACTTTGACCTTTAGCATAGTTTGAGCGCCTCTTTGACTCGGTGCAAATCCTCATGAAATGTTCCGGTCATATACTCATCAAAGACTTTCGTATCATGATCCCATGTTTCTTGACTTGCGCTTTGCATATATGTCTCATCCATCTCGGCTTTCTTGTTGAGCCAATGATGATGTTCCATCATGACGTTTGGCGCGTAATGAGCTGAATTGAGCTCTTTGCCTAATCGAGCCAAGAAATCATCTCCGTAGAGGTGAATTAGACCTTTGGGCAAGATAAAGCCCAAAGCATCGATGATGTTCGTCGTGACTGTGAACTTTGTCGGTACTCGACCGTTCTGAATTGTGTCATTTCCCCAGGACACTCCATAACCTTTCGCTTTCAAGGGAAGGCTAAGGAGAAGATCCCATCCATCGGTGGTCACGAAAGTATCGTCATCGACTCCCGAAATTGTGAAGTAGCCTTGATAAAGTTTCTGATCAACAAGCGCTTGAAATTTTGGAACTGAGTTAGTTCCATAATGGGCTGACACAATGAATTTCTTGACGCCATCAATATCTGGATAAAGATCACGTTGATCTTCATTGATGACTAAGAGAAAGTCTGAGATATGGCTGACCTTCTTGAGTTGCTCCAAGCATGTTTGCGCTCTATCTGGACGTGAGCGCGATGGCACAATAACGAGATTGGTATTTTGTCCCGGTTCCACTCTTACCCTTTCTGGTGATTATTCAAATGCTCGATAAAGAGTAGTCGAAGTTCACGCAGATCGGTAGTTACTTCGGTGGCAAAGCCATTCGATACCGGACGAGAATTACGCTCTGCCTTGGCTGCATAGAGAGCGGCGATGCCAGAGATTGTGCTTGCAGCAATAACGCCCAAAGCGGTCACAACTTCTGCCATTATGCACCAAGTTGATCGTTCGGGTTGAGCCAGCGAAGAATCGGAGGAATGACGGCCGTCAGAGCTGCGGAAGCGATGGCCTTGGCATCAAGACTGCCGGTGGCCACATAGAAGGCGAGTGCGGCTGATGCTGCGACTCTTGCCCACGAAGCAAGAAGTTGCTTAGCGGTTCGGACGGTTCTTGGATTGAGCATGAGTAAGTCCTAGATCTGCTATGAGGCGCTTGGCCTTCTCCGGGCTGATATTGATTTCAAAGTGCATTTCATCTTTGCGCACTTCGTAATCACCGCCCCATCTTAGTCCATATTGTCTGCATAATTCACGAATTGTGCGCTCTTGTGCCTTTTTGAAAGTACCAGAGGCACCTAGAGGATGTTTCGTAGCATTGAGATCGATGGCCGTTCCCGAGGCGTGATTACTGAGGTGGACAGTCGTGCCACGGATAGGACGAAAGGCGTATCCCCAATCGTCAAGTTGTCCTTTGTCGATCGGTTCGATCAATCGGTGAAAGTCCCATGCGAAATTGACCAATAATGGTGCCACCGCCTCGGCACATGCCAAAGATATGTTGAGATCTCCGACTTGAAAGCTCTTGATTCCTATGGCTGAACGATTCTTGCTTGCAGGCCAGCCATTATGACTAAGAATCAATGTCAATCCAATCTAATTTAGACTCATCCCAAACCCAATCGCCAGAAATCGGTTTTGGCTTTGGAGCCTGCCAATCGAAATTTGAGTCTAAGATCCAGGACGGATATGGCTGAGGAATGATAAAAACATCAGCAATGGGATCATACATATATCCAATTCCTGCATATTGTTTTCTAATTCTGTGATTGTAAGAAGTGCGCTTGCAAGTCAAGCCATCAAACCATGGACGCGAAGCATAAAAGAGTTCCCATGCCTCAGACGAACCACCAACAATGGATCCATCTAGATCAATTTGAGTTTCATTTTCATCAACGCCGGTTATGACATGCACAACGAAATTATTAGAATCAATCAAAGCGTAATGCGCCATTATGACCAACTCACATTCCCACTACCCGATGTCAAGGTTGTATAACGTTCATTGACACCAACTGCTTGATTGGTAACTCCTGCAACTAATCCAGCTCCGACTGTAAGTGTGCGAGTATCGGCATAACGCAAGATAACAATACCGCTTCCACCAGCTCCACCGGCTGATGGGTTTGCACCGCCGCCACCGCCGCCACCACCGGTGTTTGATGTGCCACTTGTACCGTTTGCACCGCTGCCTCCACCATTTCCACCACCACCTGTGCCACCTGTACCTCCGCCTGCACCACCGCCGCCACCGCCGCCACCAGCACGAGTAACGGAAGATCCGGTAATTGATGATGCTGTTCCATTTCCACCATTACCGCCGGTATCGGTTCCGGTTGCTGCGCTTCCTGCGGCGGTAGCACCGCCACCACCGCCGCCATTGGAAGTTCCGGTAGTCAATCCTTGTGCGCCATTATTTCCTTGTGATGGTGACGTTACTGGCGTATTTCCATTTCCAACGGTGTTATTGCGATGCGCACCCGATCCACTACCACCATTTCGACCATTGGGAAACGAAGAACCTCCGCCACCGCCGGTCGATGTTATTGTTGAAAAAATCGAATCTCCACCGTTCGTTGATGCGGCATTACTAACACCAGCACCCCCGCCACCGACCGTGACGGTGTAATTTGTTTGCGTTGTAACAGTAAAAGCCGTGCCGGATCGATAACCACCGGCACCACCACCGCCGGATCCATTCTCACCCACTCCGCCACCGCCAGCGACAACAAGGTAATCCATAGTGAATGTCACTCTTGCGACTGACTGTGCCGCAATAATCCCAAGAATGTTCATGTTAGGCGAGACGTCCTACTACGGTGAAGGAATCGCCCCCGGTCTTGATAATTGATGCAGCTCCGGCAACTGCGGTGATCGTCGGATTCGTTGCGGTTGCGCCAGCGCTTGAAATAGTCACGCCGGATCCTTGAACGATTGAGACTGTGCCGGTTGCACCGGTCTTGAGGATATTGACAATTGAACCGGTAGTGAACGCCACGCTCGATGAGTTTGGAATAGTGATGATCGTTGTACCGGTGTTCGAATAAGTAATGAGCTTGTTGTAAGAATCAGCAAGTACCAGAGTGTCAGAAGTTCCGGTCACAGCCCGAAAGGTTAGGCGCCAGAGATCATTGATCTCCGTCGAGACTTCATTCATTTGAGCGGCTGTTAGAACCTGACCGGTTGTGAAGGTCTGTGCTGGAAAGGTCATCGTTTCTCCTAGTAGCTCAAGATGTCTTGATCGAGCAAGCCATCCACGCTGGAATCTAGGACGAATCCTACCGCGAAAGGCTGTGCTGTTGTGAAAGTAGCCGTGAAACTCCGTGGAGTTATATCGTAGCCGACACCGGCCACAACGGTATTACTGACCGCATTTCCGTTCGGCAAAGTCTGAGTGACTTGAATTGGCGTAAATATGTCCATGTCCAGACCGGCAACAATGCGATTGGTATCATCGTCAGAGAAGAGATCTAGGGTGATGGATTGGAGGGTCAAATCTGTGCCAATTTCCTTACGGCTGGCAAGAATGAGATTGGCCTGATCGAGCGCATCGGCATCCGTTTGCATGATTCCGGTGCGGATACGGCTGTGCTGGAAGAATTGATCGATGGAGGTTGTATCCGAAACCGTCTGAGTCGTGCCACCGCTCCGAGTAACGCTCACTCGATTGATGAGTCCAGAATCGGACAAGTCGAAAGCAACGCTTTGATAGGTGATAGCGCTAGTCGAATTCACATCCGAGAAGATGTACTGAGTGGCTCCCGACGCCGTAATGATGTCATTTCGGCTCTTGAAATTGGCGTTGCCATTCTCATCCATGTAAAAAGCGCCCATTTCGGTCTGTTCGACCGTTTGGCAGGCTGCTAAGAGAGATCTAGACGTACCAGCATCCGCTTGAACCGTGGTCGTAGCCGTGGTCGAGATATTGCGCATGGCAGGCCAATTGCCAGCATCCAAGATGCTTGAGATGCGCTGAGCCGTAGTCTGCCCGGCTGTGCCACCAGATACAGTCGTAATCGTTGTCAGATTGAGAAGCTGAAAGCCATCGACGCATGAGAGATCGACGAAAGCCGGGTCATAGCCGGTCGGAGATGTGTATTTCCATTCTTGGATATACATCGATCCTAGAGCATAAGTGATGCCGTTATACGTGCCCTCAAAGCGAATCTTGCGCATCGGCAGAATCTTGCCGAAGTTAGATCCTCCGGTGTTTGCTGGATTGAAGATACCGGCTTCATCGACGAGTCTGACTTGGGCTGTACCGGCAAAGAAACTATCTGCCGTCCGGTTATAGGCTCGACGGATACGAGCAAAGAGGACGTAGGGAGTTACGTCAAGAATATCGCTGGCAGCCGTACCAAGAATTGAACTGTCCAAGGGAGTTGATGGATCATCAAGGACGAGCGCTGGATCGAAGGTAGCGCCGTTGCTGAAATCAATCTTGCAACTAAAGACTGCGCCAGCCATTATCGACCTAGCAATTCAAGCTGACCCGGGATTCCAGCTCGGTTTGATTCGAAGAGCTGATTCTGGAAAGCATCAAATAGCTCTTGTTGAGTGACTACGTTGCCTGAGATGTACTGATTCACAACGACTTGAGATGCTGCTCCTGCTTCTGCTGCAAACCCGGCGGCCGTGGCTGCCGATTGCGCCGCTAATTCTTCGGCTCGAAGGGACTCAAGTTCAGCAAGACTGCTTTTATCGAGATCTTGGAACATCACCATATTCAGCTGCTTGATACCAGCCTCGACTAGCTCTTGATTATCTGTCGCTGTTCCCATAGAGATTGCGGCTCTGGCGGTATCCCAAGAGATATTGGCTCCAGCAATAGCGGCTGCTCTGGCGGCTGAAACAGCCTTGAGAGCTTGAATCTCGGCATCAAGGTCAGCAAGGCGTTGATTCTTGACCACCGTGCTCAAGGCTATGTCTGCGGCTGCGGCTTTGAGCTTATCTTCTGCCAATTTGCGCTCAAGATCCATGAGACGATTGAGAGCTGCTTCATCGTCCTTATTGGCATCGCTTCGAAGGGCTTGCAGAGCCTTCACCCGAGCCTGATCCTCTTCGCTGAGCTTTCGAGTCAAGGCAGCGGTGAGATTGATGGCATCGATGTCAAACTTCTCTTCAAGACGTTTCTTGATCTCATCCTGACGCTTCTCGGCTGCCTTGGCTGCCGCCTTTCGGCGATCTTCTGCCTTGTCCTTAGACCGCTCAAGCTCTTTCTGACGAGCAAGCTCTTTGAGCGACTTACGCTCTAACTTATAGCGGCGATCAACGTCAGCAATTTGAGCCTTGCGCTCGGCTGCATCCAGAGCAATATCTTGCGCCAAGAATTGACCGGTCAGAGCTGCCTGATCTCCTAATCGACCAATTGGTGCAGATAAGAAAGCTCGAATACGTGCCGATGCTCGACCAGCAATTTCAAAGGCGCGACCGATGCGCTCTGCTAAGGTAACAAGATCATTCAAGCCACGCTGGAAGTCTCCTGCGCCTAGAGCTTCGATTCCCTTGACTACACCTTCGCCGATTGCTTCTCGCGCTTCATCGGATGCCACGGCAAGCGCTCGCATCTTGCCTGCGTAGGTTGTGAGATCTGCCGCTGCTGCTCCACCGAACTTATCTTGCAATTCTGCTTGAATGACATTGAAATCTTTCGATTCGATTGCGGCTGCGGAAAGTCCGGCATCAAGGCGTCGAAGCGCTGTGGTCTGACCATCGTAGGCGCGACCTAATGCCCGAGATACAGTTGAGAGCGACTTACCGCTTCCGATGCTGACATTGATTGCAAGCTCTAGTAATTCCGTGGCTTTCGCGACATCTGCGGTCTGTCTGACCAATTGAGCCAAGGCTGGTCGAAGTTCGTCATCTGCGACTGCGGTGAGTCTTTGCAGACGATCGATCGTGTCATCAATGGTCAGCGCTGTATAGGCAAGTCCAAGGTTGTTGAGAGCAAGTTCGAGTTGTCTTACTTGACCGGTTTCCTCAGCAAAGGCTTTGGTCGAATTCTTGACGAAGCGAAAGAAGGCTCCAAAGCTGACGATAGCCAAGAGACGCTTCTGTAGTTTCTCAAGACCACGATCAAGTCCTCGAGTCTGCTTGCCGAAATTATCAATGCCACGGCCAGAAAGTTTTGTGACGAAATTGACTACGACATTTCTTGTGGATGCCATTACCTGACTCCCCTAACGAACTTGAAGAGTCGAGTCTCTAGGACATGCTCGACTTCTCTGATTACTTTCGGGCCGTGTATCTCTGCCGCACGATAGACAAGACGGCGTGGATTGCCTCGACGAACTGCTAAAGCCTTCACGAAATCTTCGCGAGCATTAGGGTTGCGGCTGACTCGCTGAGTTCGACGAACGGATGTCTGCTTGCCTGATCCTGCTAATTCGTAGATGATGCCCGGTGCTTCGCTATTGATAAGCGAGATGGCTGTTGTCTCAATCTTGGCACCTAATTCTCTGCCGGTGGCAAAGCGTGTTCGGCTGATCTTGATGCCTCTTCTCACTAGCGATGGCACCCACTTCCAGCGATAGGCAGAATCTCGCCCTCGATGCTCAAAGTCATTTGCCCATGAAAGGCTGGTATAGGTTGGCTCCTTTTGACGCCAATTACGAAGCGGATTGTCTCCGGGTACGAATGAGCGAGCCGCATCTCTGGCTGGCAAGACAGCGCGATTCATCGCCTTCGTAAAGTCCTTGCGCAATTCCGGGCTGATGGCTTTGAGATCCTTCAAGAGCTTGTCGTAATCATCGAGCCGAATCGCTCCCTGTAAGGCCATCTCACCGCCTCCTTGCCTGCGCTCGTTTCGTATTGATTGCTCTCTCTTGGAGAATCGCTTTGATCGCGGTGTAAATAGCCGGATCGCATTCCAGCAAAGCGTTAGGCGCGATACCGGTTAGAACCGCAAGGGACGCGATCTCGTAGATGTCTCCCTTGCGGTCTATCCATTTTTTGCATCAAGGATGATGTCAATATCTTCGAACTGATCGATATACGCATCTCCGAACTCGGTTGTGGTCTTGCCAGCCTTGCTTTCGCATAGCCAAGCGAGATACCAAAGATCCGAATCCATCTGGAACTCGACTAGTCTCTTTCGCCATCCTGCCTTGAAGTGACTTTCAAAGGCTACCCGGACGCTCGGAGTGAGATCGTAGAAGAGTTCCTGACCGTCTTTCTTAGTGATCTTGATCTGGTGCATAGAGTCCCCTTATGAAATTATGAATTTGCTTTGGTAATCGCTGTCACCGGGAAGGATGCGCTTACAGAAGCGACGCCATCAACGGAGCCATTGATCGGTGTCCAATTCGAGATGAGGCAGGACATCGTGTACGAAGGATTCGTAGCGCTGACGGTGCCTGATACCGGAACTAGACGGATGTTGAGCTTGGTACCGAGAGCGTTCTCGAAGAGAGCGTTCACGGATCCAGCATCGAAGTCGTTGTAGAGCTCAAGGTTGAGGGTTGAGCGCTCGACTCCTGTGATGGCGTTAGCCACCGTGTCGTTCATGGCGGTGATATCAACAACGTCCAACTCACGGCTGAGGCTCACGGTTGAAACGTGATCCGTAATCGTGTTAGTAGTGCCGACGATAACCGCCACCTTGTTCCCCATGAAGATTGCCATGAGTGTTTTTCTCCTTAGCCTATCAAGGTCACTTCGTATCGATAACTGAGGTAATCGATATTCGCGACCGTAATTGTACCGCTGACGGCTTGCGTTACGCGCAACGTCTGAACGGCGCCGCTGAGAGTCTTATCTGCTTCGATTGCGGCTTTGATCGAAGAAGATCCGCTCGATTGCAGGTAGCCATCGAGTCGATTCTGTGCTGCCGATTCGCTCATGCGGCCGACAATCACAAGAACGCTAAGAGTCGCGCTATCGAAGCCGCGATTGAGTGTGAAGTCATAAGTCATGTCCAGCATACCTATGACCGCCAGAGCGCCATTCGTAGGAATGTTCGCACTATCTGGCAAAGTATCTAATACCCGAAGTCCAGAAACGGTTTGCAAAGCCGTTTTCATATTGTCTCGAACTGTTGAAGGAATCACGCCAAAGTCTCTTTCCTATAGGCGCGAACCATAGCGGTCACATCACGACCAAGTGGAGACATGCGAATCGCGCCAAGGTCACCAAGACCCAAGACTCCACCGGGAGCATCTTTGCGCTTGTAGAGATCTGCGGTGAGGATGAGGCATGCTGACGTTATATCGTCTGGCACCGACGGCCAGCCCCATCGTGCGGTGACTTGAACACCGGGACGAAGTCCGTTGCTGAACAAGCCCGGGAAGATCGGAAATGACGTCGTATTGGAAACCATGGTGAGCTGTGTGAAGGGACGTCCCTTAGCGGCTGCGGTCAAAGGATCGAGCAAGAAGTCTTGATTGAGTGTCAAAGTCTGAGTAAAGGTGCCGTTGCCGGATTCATCGATGGCTACGACAAGGCTTGCAGATGTACCGATGTCATCGGTATAGACGAATACATCGGAATAGGCACGATAGAGACGTGCGCTGGCTGTTGCATCAAGATAAAAACGACGGTTGGCGATGCGATCGATGCTTCGAGATGCTGATTCGACAAGGCTCTCAAGAAGCGTGTCATCGGCTGTGTCTGAATTAGGGATGCTGAGAAAGGACTTGATCTCTGCGAGTGTGGCGTAGCCGTTAGTTATAGCCATGATCGACTTTCTCGAACTTTCACGTTTGGGACTAGGAACATGATCGCCCAATCCAGCCGATCATGGGTATAACGTTCCCGGCAAGGGAAAGGGAACCTTGCCGGGAACGAGAGCGCACTAGAAGCTAGGCGCTGCGAGTCCGGTACCTTGGATGCGAGCAATCGCTCCTGGGTAGCGGAGAGCGGTGAAGGCGCTCATACCGAACATGACGATATTGAGAGCAACCTTGCCGTTTGGCTCTTCGAACTTGACGTAGGTCGGAGAGTTTGCCTCTTCCCAGAGGTGGCACTCATTGAGATCTACGACGTAAATTCGATCCTGATCCGTTGATGCTGTCGTTGTGACGTTTGCATCGACGATGACCGGAAGGCCAAGGATCGAGTAACCGGAGTTTCCATACGCTGGAACACCAGCACCGGTACCCATCGCGTTCTGTGGGTTGTAAGCCTGTGGCACAACCAACGGACGGTTCTGGGAATCAACGCCTGCCAAGAAGAATGCAAGACGTCGTGGGTGCATGATGATTGCGTTTGGATTTGCGTAGATGGTCGATTGAACCTGACCGATTGCATCTGCAATCTTCGGGAACAGACCAGCAACGGTTCCGGTGGTAGCGGTGTAAGTGACAACGATACCGGTGGTGAGACCATTCAAGCCCAAAGGACGGCCGTTGGTGCCGGATCCGTTGAGGATGGAATCGTCGAGCTGTGTGTGATACGCACGGATGAGATCGCTGAGGACGATGTTCTCGATGTTATAGCCACGGAGTAGCGCTTGCTTCGAGACTGAGTTCTGGCCTGCGATGGTATTGACATCGACGGTCAAAGTTGTGTCATCTGGATCTTGGCTTACTGCGGTGTCATTCTGTGAAGTCTGATACGCGACAGCGGTCCCGGTTGTGATTCGGCTGATAACGACCGACATGCCTTGAGCCGGAAGCGCGTGCTTACGAGCTGCATCGGCGAATGGACGTCCAGCTCGTGAAAGCGGTGCGTAGAGATCGACGAGATACTGAGGCACGACAAGACCTGCGAAGGATCCGGTCGAAGCTGCTCGCTTCTCTACTGCCATTTCCCTCTGGTGACGTGCGATGCGCTCTTCTGCATCTGGATCACGGCGAAGGTGTGCGTTGATTGCATCGCTGAGGAAGCTGTCTGCGTTACGCTGTGAATAGGTAAGCTCCTCACGAACGCTTGTGATGAGCGACTTCTCACGCTTCTCGGCTGCTGGCTTTGCTGAATCTACCTTGGCTGCAAGTTCCGCTGCCTTGGCGTTGCGAAGTTCAATGTCAGAGATCTGTTCGATTCTCTCATCGAGCTTCTTGATTTCGAGATTGAGAGCCTCGACATTTGCGAGCTCAACCTCGGAGACATCGCGGAGCTCTTCAGCTGCACGATTGATGATCGCTTCGACCATCGATGTCTTGCTCTCTCGCTTTTCGCGAAGAGAATCAAGGAAGGCGTTTGCCATTGTTTTCTCCATTTTTCGGAAGGGTTGATTGATTGACGAGATGGTGCCGATCGCCAATCTAGGCAAGGTGTCGCGATAGCGAGGTGTTGCCTAACGTGTCGGGGTGATCTCCAACGTGCTTATTCTATATCTTTTTTCTTGATTGACTGCAAGATTGCTTTTGCCTTCTCCAGCCGTGTTTCATTCTGCTTCGAAATTCTGTTTGCCCAAGACTGTCCAGCATCGCCTCCCCAGAGCGCCCATGCGATTCGGCCATTCGAAGGATAGCCATCTTCTCCTGGTGAGAAACCTTCTGCTCGCTTATCGACTTCGTGACGAGCAAAGAATGAAACCATCCGGCGAACCGTATCCAGCGACAATGCTCGACCATTGGAAATATCGCGAGCTCTCGCGACTCCTACTTCTGTGCCACCACGACCGAACTCACGACGCCATGCAAGGCCACGCTCGGCTTCTGCTCTCATAGCGCTTGTTGGCGTATAACCGTCTTGACGCTCTTCGATCTGCGCCCATCGATTACAGTAATAATCGGCTTCGACGTTATCTTCCCAAAGCGAGCAATATCCGGCTTCATAGAAATAACAATTAGCGCAATTGCGACCCTCTGGCACGTCAGCGCTCGATGCCGGACGGTAGTTATCTGGAAGCTCTCGATTGCCATATTCGGAGATGTTGATGGCCGTCAATTGATCCTGAGCCTGCGCCTGTGTTCGATGGCAGCCAAGAAGCTCTCGACCTTCATCCTTGATGACGGCAAAGCCATCACACTCGGGATGGTCATTGACGATGGAGTACGGCATTACTTCTTCAACTTTGCCAAGATCTCTTTGGCTGCATCCAGCCGTGGAGTCGATGGTCGATCTTCGGCTCTTGTGCCTGCGACCATGGCGAAATCACCATAGGCTCCAAAGGTCACGAGGGAGACTTCTGCCAGATGAGCCTTGATCCGCTCGATGACGCCATCTGGACGCTTGCGATTCTTGAGCGGCATAAAGCCAATCGATAATTGATCAAGCGCTCCATCCTTGATGAGCTCAAGAGCCTCATCGCCTTCGCGTGTCTTGCTGATCTTGAATTCGGCGTAAAGACCTTTATCCGTTTCACGAAGCAAGGTCGCACGACCGAGCGGATATGCCTTGGCATCATGCCCACGAAGCAACTTGACTCGGTGCGGTGCTCTTACGACATCGGCGAAGGCTCCCTGACGAAAGACCTCGGTTGTATCGCTAGTCACTCGCATTTCGACGTCATAAGGCACGGCGATGCCGTAGATGGTACGGCCATCACCTTCTGCTCGATATTGAAGGTCTGCGCTAAGGGTTCGACTCTCAAAGGTCTGCATCTGTGCCTCCACCTATTTCGCCGGGCTGTTGTTCGGAGTCTTGCAAGTCCTCATTGACTTCATCTTCATCTTCATAATCTTCGACCTCTTCGGACATCGGTTTCATATCCTCATACTCGCGAATTTCATCGACGGTCAAGAAGCCTGCCTCCAAAGCAATCTTGTGCGCTTGATAACGGCTCAAGGTATCGGTGCGAAGAAGTGAGTCATAGTTGAATTTCGCATATTGACCACGCACCAAGAGATCGCTCATGGCCTGCTCGATGCGCTCTGCGATCGGCTGAATCGACCATCGAACAAGTTGAAGATTCTCTTGCTCAACGTTTGCATAGGTGCGAGAGCTATTCGGTGCTCCGAGATAATACGCTGGAAGTCCAAGGATGTTCGCGGCTTCGACAAGGGATTGCTGTTGCGCTTCGATGAGCTGGCTCTCTTGCGCGTTGCTTGAGATGACTTCGAAATCTGTGCTGGAGTTCAAGACCGCTGGCTGACGGTTGCGTGCGCTATACATCGCCATCCATGCAGCCTTCAAAGCATCTGCTTCGTCTTGGCTTAGATCTGGATTGGATGACTTGATCACTGCCGATGGTAAGACACCGCCATCAAAGTAACGCGCCGCATATTCATTGATCGCTATGCCTTTGCCCAATGCTTGACGTTGGACGGCAAGAATGCCTTCACCGACAAGAGATCCAGGCATGGTGAAATTCTTGACATGAAAGATCTCTGACTTGTCGTAAGTCTTGTCATCGATGCGATAGGTGACACGGCCATCCTCTTCGCGATTGACATGAACGCGATTGACTTCCACCGGATAAAAGAAATCTGGCAGACCATTCGCACCGGGTTCACCTAGAACTGCGATGTAATTGCCATGGACGAGAAGAGACGCTGCCATCGATGCATATGTCTCCATGCGTGTCTCGGTAGGAACCGGACGCTCTAATATCTTCGGAGTTGGATCTACGAGCTCGCCTTTGCGATATGCATGAATCGGTAATGCTCCGATTGCATCCGATATGAGTGTGACACCTCTCCAGATTGCAGGAATACCAAGCGCGGTCTTGTCATCGACATACGTGCCAGACCAAGAGCCTTGAAAGAAACGACCGACACGACCAAGAGAATCGACATATCCTGACGATGTGTACACCGTGTTCGGTTGTATCTGGCGCTTGAGTAATCGTCCTAGCATTATTGTGCTCTCCGTTCGAGCGCGATACCAAAGAGAAGAAGAAGAATCCCTGCTAATGATATACCAAAGATCGGCGAGATCATCGTTCCCGATACGGTAAGAGTGATTGCACCGGCTACTTGGACGATGCTTGCGATGTGCTTTCTCATCAGAATATCTGGCTCCTTACGACCGGCTTCTCTTCCGGTTCATTGACTAGGCCATACCGGGCAAGAGTGACGGCCACGAGTGGCGTGATGTTCGTTGTGCTTTGACGATTCCATGCCCATGAATCGCCAAGCGGTCGCTTGCTTGAGCCGATGATGGCATCTCGCAAGTTAGGGTCATCCAAGTGACAGATCGTGCGCTCTTGAACTGCATCGTAGAAGCTGCCGCACGCTCTAGCGTAATCTCGAAGGCCAATGGCGATGACCTTCACTCCTGCGTTTTCTAGTTGTCCGATGATTGAACCAGCCGGAGATCCGGCATCGATGACAACCGGAGCCTTCCATTTCTTTGCAATTTCGATCAAGCGTGGCACTAGCCAGCCGACTCCATCCCTTGCTTCGACTACTTCCACCGGAGTCATACCAGATACCAATGACGAGACTCCGATTGATGCTCGATCACGCTCGCGAGATATATCGACTCCCAAGACCATGCGATTACCTACGACGATGTCTGTCCTTGCCAGACTATCCCAAAGCTCGGTGGCCACGACTTGGGCGGCTTCGCTAGAAATCCAGACGTTGAGCCATTCCTTCATAAAGATGTCCGGGCTGTTCGTCAGAGCCGCTTCTCTCACCGCTTCAAGCAAGACGCCATGGCTTTCACCGAGCGATGGGATTGCCTGACGCCAAACGGCTTCATCCATGTAATCAAATTTATCTTCGGCAGGCGCCCATTCGAACCATGCCAGCGGATTATTGTCATCTTGGACTCCGGTGTGACCGATATTGCGATAATGCTGCAAGAGCTCTGATTCACCGGGTATCCCGGCGTTCGACAAGATCCAGAGCTGACCGTTCTTCCGAGTTGCAAGGGTAGGTTGCAAAGCGGCCACCAACGACAGCGGATGCGTGAGAGCTTCATCGATGACCATCAGATTCAGACTCATTCCGCGAGCGCCCTTATCGTTTGGCGTGACGATGGAATACATCGAGCCATTCTTCATATAGAGTCGCTCTGAGCCGTTATTGCGGCTGACCTTGCGAATATACTTAGCCAAGGCCGGGGAGGATTCCAGCGAGTGTATATGCTCTTCCCATTTGAGTTTCGCCATATTTCGATCTTGTGCGGTGTAGGCGACGTGTCGGCTTGGCTGGAGAAGTTCATAAGCGATGCGGGTCTCGATCAATTTGCTTTTGCCCGATTGTCTACCTACGGCACATCCGACCGTTCTATATCGATAACCATCACCCTTGCGTTCCAGACCTACATCTGCGACCAAACGCTGCCAAGCAAAGAGCTCGAAGCCCATCAAGCGTGCGACCTTTGCCAGCCGCTCACCGTCGCTTTCATACGCATAGTCTCTCGGCGTACTCCAACGCGGAGCGCACAAGAGCTGACGCTCATCGGCTTCTAAGACCATAGCGCGGTGATGTCATCCTCTGGATTACCCAGGGAATCCCAGATCTCCCGGATCTCTTTCGAAATGGCCGGAATCGTCGCGATGTACTGACCGCTGGATTCGATCTCATCCCATGCCCGAGCAAGGCCACGAAGCATCTCGGCCTTGACCGGATCAATCTGACGCTTCTTGATGGCACGCTTCATCACTTGAAGATGCTTGCCCACCGGCTTCTTACCACTTACGACTTCGCCTTCCGGCTTTGCGCTTGTTGTTGCCATATCTAGCCCCTCTCGAATAGTTGCATTTCGCACATGCTGGTATTAGCCTGCCGACCCAAAGCTCCGGTGAAGGAAAGGCGGCAAGCGGTGGATCGTGATCCAAAGTCGTTGCCAACTCCAATTTGCACCAATGACATTGGGGGAACTGCCCCAAAATCTTTTTTCGAAGTATCTTGTAGTTTCTTCCGTACTTCCGGTAATTATTGGACAATCCCATCAAATCTGTCCAAATCCTTTTTTATCGTGCTCGGGGAGAGAGATAAAAAAT